TGTCATATTTGTTTGCCATGTCTCCGATGATCTTCAGCTCTTCTTCCGTCAGGCAGAACCAGGCCGGATTGTTGGGGTTGGAGTAGATCATGGCTGCGATGTTGCCTTTGGAGAGGTATTGTTCCAGTATGTCCCGGAGTTTTTCGCCCCGGTATTCGTACACGTCGAACGATTCGTATCTATAGCCCATGACTGTGATCTGCTGCTTCTGGACAGGGAACCCCGGATCGATAAAGAGAATCGTGTCCTTTCCCGGCGTACATTGTCCGCAAACGAGAAACGATGCGTATGTCCCCTGCATGGAGCCGGTTACGGGAACACAGCCTTCCGGCGCAATATCGATATCGATAAATGCTTTGATAAAACGAGATGCTTCCGCTTTTACATCGGATGTGCCATTGATATTCGGATAGATAGAGGCGACGCCATCTTGAAGAGCTTTGATCTCGGCATCGACACCGACTTGGGCTGCTTTCAGTCCGGGAACACCCATTTCCATATGGATAAATTCTGTTTTAGTCTCTTGTTCAAGTTGTGTGGATATGGCAACGACCTCGCGGATCGTCGCTTTCCCGAAATCGGGAAGTCCGTAGCCATCTATAATCTTTCTGGCTGTCTGATAATCTATCGGAGTATTTTTCATGATTGTTATTGTTTATATGAAAGGCAAAAGTAGAAAAATAATCCATCCGACGTAAATTTTTGCCGTGAAACTATTGCAAGATTCAAAATAATATCTACCTTTGCATCGCAATCGAGAGAGATTGCAGGATAAAAGTTCTGGTTCGGTAGTTCAGCTGGTTAGAATACATGCCTGTCACGCATGGGGTCGCGGGTTCGAGTCCCGTCCGGACCGCTTATCAAGAAAGCAAAATTAGGAAAAGCTCTGATTCCAAACGGAATTGGAGCTTTTTGTTTGTTTGAGGTGAAGCAAAATATAGCGTTTCTATGAAGTATGTCAGGTGCAAATTCAGGGGCTTTTTTAAAGGCCATATAAAAAGCCCCTGATATACATCATACTTCATTGATTTTCATGTTTTTGAGTAGGATTTGTCTGTTCCTTACTTATTAATTTTACAATGTAAATTAAGAGCAGTATGAAACAGGAATCAATGAAAGTTTTGTTCTTCATACGCAAGAGCAAATTATTAAAAAACGGCGAGGCACCGATTTTTCTTCGTGTGACAGTTAATGGGCAGCAGGATGAAATCCGAATCCAGCGTTCTGTTCCAATCAAATTATGGAATAACACCAAGGGCCGCAGCAAGGGAAAGGACCGGACATCGGTGGAACTGAACAGCTATATTGAGTCGCTGACAGTCCGTTTATATCAAATTCACAAGGAACTTTTGTGTCAGGAGGCTTTGATAACCCCTAAACATCTTTTGGTGAAGCTGTTCTCTAAAGAGGAACGGCGTACCGTGCTGGGTACGATGAGGAAGTACATGGAGGACTGGACAGCATTAATCGGCAAGGAATACCAGAAGTCCACCCTTTCCCGCTATGGGAACTGTTATGAATCTTTGGAAACCGTAATCCATGAATTTTACAAGAAAGAGGATATTTCCTTCAATGAGTTGAACGGCGAGTTTATTGATGCTTTTGAAATGCATCTGCGGATAGTAAGGAGGTTGTCTCAGAATACGCTGACCAAATATATGAGCTGCTTCAGGAAGATTATTGGAATAGCCCGGGATAACGGGTGGCTGACTTTTGATCCCCTTGTCGGAAAGCGCAAAAGGCTGTTTCGAAAGGAAGAAACCTGTCCGACTTTCTTGACTTTAGAGGAGTTACAGCGGATTATATCGAAAGATTTTTCTACTACCCGGCTGGAGCATGTAAAGGATTTCTTCCTCCTCTGCTGCCTGACCGGTATGTCGTATATTGATGTGAGTACTCTGCTGCCTATTCATTTGTATCGTGACAATAAAGGACAGTTATGGATACATAAGTCTAGAGTGAAAATCACTGCGGCAAAAGAAACTTGTACGAGTAATGTGCCGTTGTTGGCTCCTGCTGTTGCAATTCTTGACAAGTATAGAGGATGGAACCCGGACA